TCAGGTAGGTAGATATCAAGCTCTTTAGGGGGAATAATGGATCTATTATTTAATATAATGCTAATGTCCGGGACTAAGGATTTAATAAATAACGAAATTTCCAGCTCTTCTTGTGATTTTATAAAATATAATACATCAATCCCATTCTTATTATACATTTTTCCTAGTTGGGATTTACTTATACCTAATTCTTCTGCAATAATATATATGGGTCGTTGATTAACTTGATGTTCTGTCTGCAGCCAGACTGTGTCATTAGATTTTAATATAGCGTCTTGAGTAATATGGGTTTGTGTGTGATTAGATCTTCCATACTTTAATAAATTAGTAGTTCGTGTTTTCTCTTTTGTACTGATCAACTTTGACGGAAACTCTACATTATATTTTTTTAAATTTGTTGCCTTTATAGAATCCATTACCGATTTATTCTGTGTCGGAAACTCTGTACCGTATCTCTCAATATTAGTAAATTTAATCCGATCTCTTATTTTGCTATTCATCAATGGATTTTCAACGCCATATCTTTCGATATTCGTTTTCTTGTATTTTTCTTTTAATTCCTGCGATTGTGCTGTATTTTCTACACCGTATCTTTCGAGATTCGTTTTTCTTCTTTTTTCCTTTATACTGTCCATGATAAAATTTCGAGATATGACTTGCCCAATCTTGCTACAGGCTGTCGAGCAATATAGTATGCCTTTCTTACCAACAATATTTTCGCACTTCTCTAATTTACATTTCATCCTTTACCTTTCGGGTTGTTAAATATATTCCCCTCTGTCATTACTCTGAAATTCATCCCATGCTGTTTCGCAAACACTTGTGCTGCTGCCCATTTGAATGTATTCAACGCGACTGCTGCCTTAGCCTTTGGACTTTTTGCCTGTTCCAGGAAAGTCTCTTTTGCTGGCTTTACTTCGATAATCTCTGCTTTCTGATTACCTTTAGCGTCTACATAAGTTACTACAAAATCTGGCACGTACACTGTATATTTACCTGTAAAAGGATTTCGATACGGGATTTTCAAGGATTCACTTGCCCAACTAGTAAAACTTGGATTTGAGTCAAATAGAACCATGACTTTATGTTCCCACGATGATCGGAATATTATAGGATAAGTACCCACATATTTGCCAGGATTTATGGGTTTATACTGACCCTGGACATATGATCGGGCCATTATGCTATTGGATCTGTAAATACAAGTTGAGGCATATTTCCCGTTATACGCATCATTATATTTTTGTCGTATATGTCGTTCATGAACTTAGAATCCCTTAAAATTCCTATTATTAGTCCCAATGCCTGTTTTAATTGTTTATCTTTTATTAAATAAGTATTTTTTCCAGCAACAATGTAAGCCATTTTATACACAATGTCTTCTAATGAAGGTTCTTCTGCTGGTTCATCTAAGAACATCTTTTCCCACATCGCCGAAGCCATTTCCCTTGGTATACGCTCCGATTGCAATGGTATAAGTCTTTCTATGTTTGCAACATATGTAAATTGGTTGTTTGATTTTTTATAAACTTTGAAATCGTCTATTCTAGGAAAATAAGGATTATTTAAACCACTGTCAACAATAGCCTTTATATATGCTATATAACCATCATCTGTTAATTCTTTAAAAATAGAATAGTTCATATTTCGTGCTATACCAGATTTAGTTACCTGATTTAATCTTTTATTTGAGTTTATCGAATAGGCAGAGCCGAATGAACCAGACCCCAATTTATCAATATTAGATCGTCTATCCAGTCTGCGGCCGAGATCAGAGTTTGATTTTCTGTCTCTCGGGGTAAAATCTATAAGTTCCTGCAATCTCATATTATGGCCTTATTGCACGAGCTTGTAAACTATGCTTGTTACTAACTGTCGTAACTGTGCCTACTTGATTTCCCGGATCTCTCAGATTGTTAAGTGCTCTATATGCATTGGGAGACAGTTCCAATTTTCCGCCGACTTCAAACCTCTCCAACATTGCCTGTGGAGAAATGCCTAACATAGCTGCTGTATCTATTGCAAGCCCTGTCATGGCTTCAGCGTACATCTGCCCTGCTCCCCGTGATAGGAAGAAACACTTTGTCGAGTTAAATGCCGATGCTGAATAGTTACCTACTACTCCGCCACCCAAATCAGATTGGAGTAGTGCGCCGGCACTCGGAAATGATACGGCGCCGGCATTATACTTAAATGTATTTGTCGGAACACCATTTACATACTTAACAGTTTTCTGAGCACCCAGGTTGGATAACATCTGGGAACTGAATCTTCCTATAGAAGCGATATTAGAATTAGACAGGGCCGCCTCCTGTTCTGTTTACATCCTGATATGATGTACTGGATTTAGTCGCAGAAGATGCAAATGGTCGGCTTATTATTATCGCTGGAGGTACTTTAGCATATGGAGTAGGAGAAATATTTGCTAGTCCACTCAACACACTTGCACTAACCCTTCTCACAATTTTATCAGATGCAAATGCACCGGTTACAGCACCAATTGACGATTGAACATTTTTCCCAATACGTTGAAGAATTGGATTGTCGGATGCTAATAATGGATTATTAGACTCGATGAAGTCATTTAGTGTTGCATTGAAAGCTAACGCTGGCAATTCGAGAAATTCTCCATGCTCGAATGGCTCCTTTGTGGAATCATTACTACCGCCCAATTTCAAATTCTGAATCGTATAATAGGCATATTCGTATTCGAACGTAAACGTTAGCTCTAATGTTTTAGAACTTTCTGCATAATTCAGAACATCATGCGTGAATGCTGAGACTCTGGGATTAACTAAAGTAACTTGATTAAATCGGCCACCATGAACCTGGAATATGTCAATTGTCTGTATTAAACTCCTGACATTATTAACAGTCTGCAAATTATATCCGAAATTATGATTATCGATTGTGTTACTTACGATATTATTTAATGATTGCTTATTCCCCAGGGTATTAGTCGGTAACCAAGAATTGTTAGGGGAGTTGCTTTGGAATAAATTCTTAATACTAGCAGGCAATCCAATGATGTTAGGATTGAAGGACGGGGTTATATTTTTTAAGAAAGATTCTACTGTATAAGTTCCGTTCTTCTGAGGTACTTGTTTTGCTTCGTTTTTCCCTGGCTCATTCCCATCCATGAAATAGTATCTGTAATACATATCCCAGAACTTAAGAGTTTTACCATCCGCTACGTCGTGGAATACCATCTTAACTGGCTCGAATGAGATTTTACTTTGACTTATTCTTTTTCTGTTATACTGATTTAAGTGGTCTGTATCTATTTTCATGGATGGCATTTCGACTGTCTTAACCAACGGAGTTACTTGATTCCATGTAGGGTTGTTAAAATAGGTATTGATATATTGGCTAGCAGTAGCCACTTTGTTTAAATTTATACTTACGTAATACTCGAACGGAAATCTGGGTTGATTCTTATATAATGATTGGCCGTCTTGATTAAAGTTATAGGAGGCATGGCGAGAATTCTTTTCATAAAAGAATCCCGCACCAGTTAACGATGTAAATAAACTTGAGAATGAGGGCATAATACTATTTACCTATCTAAAAGATTTCCATGTTTATCAAAAATCATGAACTTGAAATTATACCCTGCATCCAGACAGGCTTGCCTCTTCAAAATATTTCTAGGGATATTTTTATTATAAGTATATAGAGATTTTACTTCTATAATAAGATTTTCATCCAAAATATATAGATCGGGAAAGTAATAATGATTCTTGCCATCATCTGTCTTATATACTATCCTAGGTTTATCAAATGTATCAATCATTATCCTGTCTTCGGAATAATTTTCCAATAAATAATCGATGGCAAACGGTTCATATCCCTGTACACCTACTATCTTTCCACTAGGCATTTGATATGATTTTATCCTATATTGACGCTTCATTGTTCTTTCATATACACCCGTATCTTGTGCAGAGTTTTCGACACCGTATTTCTTCAAACAAGAGTCTTTAGATTTCTGCCTAATTACTGCATTCATTTGTGGAGCATCTACTCCATATTTTTCAACACATGTGGACTTAGATCTATCCTTGAAATCCTTTGTCTTCTGTGGTTTTTCTACTCCGTATTTCTTCAGACAAGTCTCTTTAGACTTTTTTTCTATTTCTGGCAAAAGTTGTGGTTTGTCCGTGCCATATTTTTCTATATTGGTCGATTTCATTTTAGCCAAAAATATAGGGGAATGAGATGGATTCTCAACCCCATATTTTTCTAAATTTGTTTCTTTAATTTTATCTTTTACTGCAGATGTCGATGCTGGATTCTTAACTCCATACCTTTCCAAACTGGTTTTCTGCATTGCTGAAACTACACCAATTTTCTGGCAGACCGACGAGCAGTACGATTTATACTGTCCGTCTTTCTTCCTTACCTCAGTTACAAGAACCTTACAGTCTATGTTCTTGCATTTTTGCCCATTTATCATAAAATACCTTACAAATTTTAGTAAAGTATTTATACAATAGACAGCAATGCGTCAGGCAAACGTGGTTCCGCCAGTTGGACTTGCGATACCTGGATATGGATTTCCACCAACAGTTGTTCCGTCGTTTGTATTTGGACCAGAAACGTTAGTTGCGTTGTCGAATCTAATAGACAATGTTACTTCCTGTGAATCACCTGATGAATAATCGCCTTCGCCGTATGTGGCTTCTTTTAACCAGCATCCGTCTAGTACCCATGATTCTAACTGTTCATTGTTTGTACCATCCAACGAGTGGATTTCCATCGTGAATTTGTAGTTAATACCTGCAACTGCACTTGTCTGTTCAAAATGGTTCATTTGTTTCTGAACCTGTGCACCAACCGAGGAAATGACTGCATTTGTAATATCATCACGTAGTTTAATCTCGATAGGCTCGAATGTGTGCTTACCCTGAATCCATGCAACCGAGTTGTATGAATGCAATTCAGCCTCGGACCAAGAAATCTTTGGTCGGGTGACTGTTATAACGTTAGCAGTCATTTCTCGTAAACCATTATTCTCGCCAAAGTTCTGCCACACTACCCTGAAGCGATATTTCTGCTTTGGGTGTAATATGCCTAGTTTGTTTCCGTCTAAAGGAATACCAAATTTTGCTAAGTTTGCCATCTTATTCTCCGAATTAATATAAATACAATTAACATGTATATTCTATGCAAGTATTTATCATTTATCAAAAAATTCTATGACTATCGAAATCCGAAACTGTAAAATATGCGACACACCGTTTACTTCACAAAAATGGTATAAAAAGGAAACATGCTCGCGATCATGTGGTGCTGCTCTTTCAATAGAAACAAAGAAAGTAATGTATGGTGATAAGTTAGAATTAATTACAGCAAAGAGAATATCAAGCAACTTAGCAAAATATGGGGTCGAATCCACTTTATTAG